TTAGTGTAATTGGTTTCTGACAGTATGTATCTTTTATAGTACGGGTCAAACACGCCGATTTTCATTGTGTCTGGCTGTGATTTAAAGCTAGTGTTAAAAAATGACCTCATCCCGTTGCTGGATATCTCAAATATTCCGTCATTCCCAAGGCGAAGAACCGCACCTCTCTGACTGTCTGTAAAGAACATATTATCGTCCCACTGTGCGAATGACTCAGGGTTATTACTAATTCCAAACTCCCCTTGATATGCGATCTGAGTGCCTAACACCTCTGGAATACTTGCAACTTGTCCGCCACCCGTTGAGTCGCTAAGAAGGTTCTTGCCAAAGAGCACCTTTGATACCTTATCCTGTTGAAAGACTACTAGGTCGGTATTTCTTGACTTTATCTTCTGTACAGATCCAAATGACTTATCCAAGTATTTAAAGTTACCAAGGGATATGTTGAACTGGTTAAGATTGTTCACGTTTGAGTCTTGCTTGTACACTCCACTGTATGTAAGCCCCTCTGATACTACCTGTTGACTATAGTCTTCTACTGGGACTGATACTCTAGGAGACCACTCCATTGTTGGTGCATTAAAATCGTCCTTTATACGATCTGACTCAACCCCATTTGGGAATGCCCAGCAGTTAAAGCTATGATTAGTTGTTATGCTAATATTATTGGATTGCTCTGTAGACACTATGGCTGGCAATGTATTAGTTTGATCCTGTATAGTCCCTCTATGTTTTTTTCTGCCAAAGGCATCAGTATACACATTTAAATCTTCTGTGCATTCGTGGAAAACTGCGTCTTGAGCGTTATTGGGGATTGTTTCTAATACTAGCATATCTTTTTGATAAAATATAGATAACCCTGCAAGGCTGTTGCCATATTTTACATCATGGATACTCATAAAATTAGCAAAAGACATTAATTGCGATACTCCATTTGATAGAATAGGGCATTGTATTACCATATAAACACGACCTCCTAAATAAGATTGAGCAGCAAGATTAATAGTCCAGTTTGGAAAAGTACCGCCACCTGAAAACATTGATGACCCATATCTAAAAATAACATTTTTATAAGAATCTAAGCCATTAGGCACAAATGGAGATGTAACATAATTGAAATCTATATATGAGTTGCTCTCCCAAAACCATTCTTGAATGTCTACATATCGATCAGGCGAAATAAAACTTTGTTCTGGAGTGTCAAGTAAGGTTTGGAATCCTGTGCCAGGTGATGATGAAGAATATTTAGATACTGTTATACGTCCTATATTAATTTCCGTCCCTGGCATTATAGTTTCTGCACTAGACGAATTTAGGCTAAAAGCACACGCTAAATAATTTATTTTGTTACCCCCTAATGTATTCCCCATATTGGAATATATATTAAGTCTCCAAGAATCACCTATATTGCAAGTAGCAGATGGGGATATAGTTATGTACCCATATATTGGAGAAGAGGTAGATGTTTTTATAAATACACTTAATGGTGCATTGGTAGTTGCGTTTCTAAATGCCAATGGAGCCGTATTTATATTTTGATTATTTTGACTAAAAAGTTTATAATTAAGACAATGAAACCCACCTATTACACCGGCGTACTCTATAAATATCCTAGTGTCAGAAGGCACATACAATAATCTAGTATAACTAAATAACGATATAGGCAACCTGCTTGACGTTCCATTATATGGGTAATACACTACAGGGGAGGCATTTATAAATACACCTGCAGGGGAGGATGCCCAAGTATAAATAAGGCTATTGTTTGAATATAGTGATTGATTACCAACTGTAACTAATGGAGATGCAGTTGAAATTGTATTTGTTAAAACTCTATTTATTTTTAAATATAACCCCTCTGGATAGCCGGAAGGGATATTTGATGAATTTAAATATATTAATTCTAATACTTTATATCTTAAATTAGAATTAGTAGGACCATTAAAATCTGACTTTATAACAATCGACTCCCCTTCTGAAACCTTATCTTTATCTGTATTATTTATGCAAAAATAACTAAAAGGACCATGTGTCCCATTAAACACTGCAATAGGATATATATTATAGTATTTTAATGTATTTTGTTTTATTGCTATATTATATTTAGTGGCCCAATATGGCGGGTTATGAGCTATAGATATATTTACATAATTTTTTAAATTACCTCCAATTTGAGCGTTATTGTATATATGGCACGTATTGGTAGAAGATGTTATTACTGTAGACATTCTTCCGTAATCATCCTTATATATTATTCCAAATTCGTAATCTCTATTTGTTTTTAATGATGGCTCTACTTTATTTACATCTATTAAAGATGACTGTCTTATTACACTAAAATTGGGTATTACTTTAGATTTATTGACAGTTATCATATCATAGTATTGCGTATAATTCCCATAAATTAAACGACTGCCTATAATATCTTGCCCAAGAGCCCTGATAGGGACATTATCAAATAGCCTTGTCAATTGAGATGACGGTAATGATGTGTATATCTTGCTATTATCAAAACGAATATATGTCCAAGTTGTATTATTTGGGATAGCCGATGTACTTACAATCGGCTTTAATTTATTTATTGTCTCTATTACATATATGTTAGGGAACTGGCTATCTTTAAATAATAGTTGTATATCTGTAACTTGTCTATCTCCTGTAGCTACAGTAATATTGACAATGTTGTATTTATTTTGCATACCATTGTTAGTCCCGGTATACGCATTATATGAAAAAACAGATGGCACAAACGCAACTTTGCTAAATGGGGCTATTGAGCTCCATCTCCCGTCTGTATACTTATACCTGTATGAAAAATACAAAAACTTGTCCTGAATATAATTTTTTGCACTGCCATCGTTGAATAATTGAATCGTAGGCGCAGTCAATGGAGGCTTGACGATGACGTTTATATCATCTTGATTCCAAGCAAATGGAGGCGTAGCTGAAGTCCAAGCCTTAAACGTGTTGACATTTATCATCCTTGGAGGGTTCAGATTGTCCGTCCATAGCAAGAACCCATTAAAGTAATTTATCCCGGTGACAGGGTAGTTTACGTTAAAATTAAAGTACTTACCAGCTACCGCTCCAGCCCCCTTAACCGCTCTGGCGATGTATGAAATAGCACCGGCAGTGCCCGCAGTTCCTGCCGTAGGAATAACATTAGGCGTGTCTAAGTACTCTACTATCAAGTCCTCATTATCAGACGTAATCAGCCAGTAAATAGAGTTTGACTGGGGGTTTATGCAGGCCCCTATGCATCTAGGACTGACAAGTGGTGCACCAGAAATATTTGTAACATTAAGTGGCACGTTAGCTCCACTCACGGGCCTCAGGTTCCCTATTGAGTTCCTAAGCACACCAGAGTCCCCATAATCATCGCTGCCAGTTCCGTTGCTCTCAGGATTTATAACCTCTATGTTCATAGCCTTGAAATACTGACCCTTAGGCAAAAGCCTTTGATCAATATCCATGTTCATCTTACCGCCAACGAATGTATTTGTTATCTTCATTATTTAATCCATTTGTCTTGACCACGTAGCGTCATCAACAATCTTGACGAGTGGATATTGCTTAATCTTATCTTGGTATTGCGTAATGCAGCCATCTTATCCTTCTTTGCTCTGGCGACAGAGTACTCCTGTGCGTTTGATCTTCCGCTCATTAGTGCCCACTTAATGTAAGCGTACAGATACTCCTCGGCCATCTTATTGATCATTATCTTGCTGTCGTCTGCGTTAAGCCCGTCGGAGATGTACTCCAGGACTATGCTATAACCAGACATCTTAGAGCTGAAATTTATGACACCGGAGGACTTGTCCACACGGAATGTACCGTTACTATTTGCCTCCTCGGTGTTGAGCCCGTATCTTACCATGTTCTGAGGGAAGTACCACTGATCGTTTATGAACCACCCCCAGTAATTGTACGGTGTCCACTGTAGAGGGATCCCGTTCAAAGCGTCTTGGGTTAGCAGACCGTCTACGGTTATAGCGTTGCCGTCTACGTCGTATATGATGTCACCTATAGAGTCTTGCATCAACGACTGGCTACGGTTAGCCCTCGGCGATTCGAAGAGCTGCATAAGTACTCCTGACACGTTTGTGCTTACCTTAACGTAGTTCACATAGTCAGACGGAAGTACCATCTTGAGGCTACCATCAAGAGTCTCCTCTATGGTTAGAATCTCTCTCGATGCGTCGTAGTTTAACTCCTGTATCCCTCTCTTGGCGTGGAAGATTACGTTGTATCTATTCGTATTGAACGGCACCTGCATCTCGTCGCCTACATACATCAACATAAAGTTGTTGACGATGTCTGTAAGAGATACGTATTGGTAGCTGCCGAAGTTGTTTATATTTTCGTAGTATGTTTGATCTGTCACTGTTATTGTTTTTCAGTTTGATGGGTAATCTGCTCTTGTTGAGCTGCGTATGTGACAACCTCTTGCTCACGAATCTGTACACCACAGTATTGCAATATCTTTAGGGCCAGCTTTACATACTCGGTCTCGGCAACTTCAAAGTCTTGATATGCAGGATCGTTTTGGTTAAAGATAGGCTCGCTATTGGTTATAGTATTATACGTCCAATTCGGGATTCTTGGGTACCTAATGTAGAATATCTCTATAGCCCCGTCGTCCAGTATAGATGCAGGGTAAACGCTAATGTCGTTGCCGTGCATTACATACGATGGGTACGTCTCACTAGGTGCCGTTAAATTTGAGTTGGTAAGATAGTACAGCCTTTGCTGAGTTACGGCCTGTATCTCCCTTTGATTCCAATATAATGAGTTTATAAGGAACCAGTCTGAAGGTAAGCTAAACGATGTGCTTGGGTCTAAATTATTTGCAGTTGCAACTATGGTGTTTGGCGTATACCCAGAACCAGGATCAATTATATCTACAGACACTATATTCCCAAATGCATCGCTTGTCCATTCCGCATCTGCCGGTAAAGTCGGCGCAGCCAATGTAGAGAACGTAATCCCATTAGTTGTGCTAGGAGGATACCCACCGCCAGGGTTTGTGATGGCAATGTTGACTATGTCACCAACACCAGGATTAACCGTCACGGCGAATGTAGCCGGGGTGACATTAGCATTCGTTATCTGTACGTGAGATGTGAAGTAATCAATAGCCTGCTCCATCTGCTTTACTATGTCCGCATAGCCTGAGTTTACTCGGCCCAGCTTCATCTTGTTCTTGTAGTCGTTGTACCTGTCGAAATACTCTTGGAATATCTCATTCTGAGCCATATCGGCGTACTTATTGAACTCATCAGGGGTGATGTACCCATTGTTGTCTTTATTCAAGACATACATAACAGTTTGTCTAACCTTGTCGATCATATCGCAAAGGTACAAAAAAAAGCCCACCCGTTAAGGTGAGCTTTGATTCGTTATGATTAAATACTATGCCGCAAAAACAGCCGTAGATAATACTGCACCATTTGTTAAAACAACAGGTGTAATTTGCTCGACAATTTTGACATTTGTTGCCAAAGCTATAGCATTAATAAGATTTAATCTTTGGTCAGTTGATTGTGCCGCTGATAATGCTGTTTTAAAAGTTAATGTAACCTTTGAAACAGATCCACTATTAAGTCTTACTGTAACTACACTTGTACTTGCTGCACTACCTGCAACATCTTGATCTATGCCAATTACTGCGTCGGCATTGATAATGCAAGGAGGCCATGTAACTGTAAAAATCATTGTAGATGCACTTGTATATCCTGTACCACCATTTGATACAACATAACTTGCAATTGCATTACTGGCCATAACAGGCACTACTACTGCTCCTGAACCTAAGTTATCTGTTGATGTAACTACAATGATTGGAGCAGTTGTTAAACCTGCTCCGGCAGTGCCAAGTGCAACTCCTGTTAGCACTCCATTTGTAACTGTAGCCGTTCCAGGAATTGGCAATGTTGTAGCTCCTCCTTGAAACGGTATTGATATAAATTTTCCCATTTTGTTTGTTTTTTTAAAAGTTATTTTTGTTTTGTTTCGAGCATCTTTAAAACTTCAATTCCGTCATCAGTAATTAAAAACGAGACTATAGCTTGCACCGGTTCCTCTCCAAATGGTATTGTCAACAACTTCTTTTTATTTGTTCCGATGTTGAAATAGATATCCTTGTTATTATTTTTAAGGACAAATGTACCATTCGATAAAGCCTTTGATGCAGTACTATATAGTTTTAATTGTGGGTCGTCAATGGCATCCATGAACTCTTCTGGGTTGCGTTTGGCATATATTAATATGTCACGCTTAATCTCATCAGATGTCATCTTGTCTACATTAGCATTTGTCATCACACGAAGCACAGATTCGGCAGCGTCCATTGCAAGTCCTTTGGCGGCTATCAATGCGTCAACCTCTTTGTTTAGATTATCAACCTCTTCTTTAGCAATTTTTTCAAAGTCAAGCTCAAAAAATGTATGACCGAATCCTGGATGCATTGTTAAAAATGCCTGTAGTACTGGGTTTGTCTTTGGAACTGATAATGATCCGTCTATGAATGTGACGTGCTCTAAAATAAAGTGATCGTCCTGCTCATCAACAAATGGGCTCTTTTGGTTACGAGCATATCGTAACTCCCTGTTGACTTGCTTTACCTCGTCCCAGTATAATAGTGGGCTATTTTGTGTGTGTTTTGACGCTAACATAAATGCTATTGGAGTTGCATCCCCATTTAAAACATAAGTCCTGTCTTTTAATTCCTGTTTCATTTAATTTAATTTTTAAAGATTTAAAATACAGGGGCCGAAGCCCCTGCTATTGTTTAGTTTTTGAATAAGAAGAAGTTATTCGCACCGAGAACACATAATGCTCTTTCGGATAAGAAGTTAACTCTCATATAATCCGCATCGCTTGTAGCTGCACCACCGGCACCACCTGTAATCCAAGTTTTGTAACGACGATCTTCTGTTTCGCTTGCTCTGTATCGAACGTGCAAGAATGGGCGTTTGGCGTTTTTGCCTAACACTTGATCATATACGTTTGTAGAACCTGCTGGTACAAGGACACCGTTAATTCCACCTGCTGTGATATCACCACGCAATGTAGCGTCGTTCAAATATTTCCAGTCAGTTTTGTAGAAATCATAACCTCTACGGAATCCTGTGAATCCTAAATTGATAGCCATTTCTTTATCGTTGTCGAACAAACCGTAGCTAGTACCGTTTGCACCATAACTGTTTTGAGCAGCTAACATATCGTCGATATCGAAGCTGAACTGACGATTTAAGAAGATTGCATTCTCCTGGATAGCACCTTGCTTGTCAAGACGTTGAATGATTGCATCGAAGTCCCCCAATACTTGTGGATTACCACCTGACCATACGTTACCACGATTTTCTACTTCATAGAATAATCCTTTAGTACCTGCTGTTGTACTATCTGCAGTTGTAGATCCTGTAGCAAAACTGGTACTTGGTGATAAATACGACAATGCCGCAGAACTGGCTGCTGCCGGTACGCCTTCTACCATAGCCATTTCAAGATAATCTTCAAAGCGAAGACGTGTCTCGTGCTCTGATTTAATGTACCACAGATAACCTGTTGCTCCATTTTCAGATGCTACTTCAACCCATCCAATTTGAGACATATCAGATCCTGATACTTGATAGTTGTCTTTAATGATAATTGGTTTATTATCAAAGAAACTGTCTTTTGCCTCAAGAGACCCTGCCATCCCGTCTGTTCCTTTTTTAAATTCAGAACCGTATACAAACATTGTTACAGTTGTTGTTGCTGGGAATGGATTAGTACTCCCTTCGTTTGTATAGTACTTAACAATTATTTTTGCCCCATCATTATCGGATACGATTGCTTTTTTTGATGTTCCGTTTGCACCAGAGATAAACACTGTTTGGCCAACACGAAATGCACAAGATGCAATTGTAAAGTCCTGGGTCCCAGTTGTAAATGTAGATGGTACTATCCCTGTGTACTTCATGTGTAAACGACCTTGCTCTGACCATTTGATCATGTCTGAGTTAGTCGGCATCTCTGCTCCTACCATACGTAAGAATGATGCGATTGATCGATTACCATATCGTTCAAACTCCTTTTCGTAAGTATCTGGAAGATACTGATTCAAGAAGCTGAAGTCTTTGATATAATTTGTTTCTGAGGCCACCTTTACGGGGGCCGGAGTTAACCCGTATGTGGGTGTACTCGCTAATGTTCCTGCCATTTTTTAATTTTTTTTGTTGTTAACGAATTTTGTTGCTTTTTATTCTAAGGCTATTACCTCTTTCGTCGTCTATGGCGGTTACTTTAAATCCTTCCTTGCTTGTGACCTCAGGTGAGCGTCTCACTCCACCCATGTCTATATTCTTCATCTCTCTTGTCGAATCGGAGATGGCGTCTGCCTGCCCCTGTTCGTAGAAATGCTTTGCGAATGCGTCCGGATTCATTGCGACTGACAATGACTTATGGTAAGCAGCAGCGTCTTTAAGGAACCCTTGTTCGTTGACGTGATTCTTAATAAAGTTGTTCACGTCCATCTGGGATTGCTTAATCTTTTCTGTATCGCCCGGCTTGTAAGCCAATTCCTTGCCATTGATATTAAACTCAAAACCTTTGAATTTATCACTGAACAAGTCGTTTGTCTTTTGGACGAAATAGTCTGACTGCTTCTTACCATTCTCTTGAGAACTAGCCGCCTCTTGCATAGTTCTTTTATATTGCTCGTAAGATTCTCTCTCGTTACCAGGGACTGAGGCATCGCTTGACCCAAGCGGCACCTTGTATTGTTCCTTTTGTTGGTTGAAAAACTTCAGAGCATCAGAAAGGTCTTTTTTCATTGCTATCTTCTTCTGTTTGATTTCTCTTTCGTCATCAAACTCGTCGTCATAGCTATACTTCTGATCTATCTCGAACATAATATCGTCCGGGTCAAGGTCAGGGTTATTCATAGCCATATACTCCGATAGCAATTTCTTTGGGTCCTCCTTTTCGAAGTCTCTGTTAACCTTAACAAAGTCATCGATCCCTCGTCCTGTATCCTTCTTAAATTTGAAGAATGCAGATACGTCTTCAGGGAGGTCCTCGTTAGCCTGGCGTTGAGATAACATCTCGTCGACAGAGCTAAACTCTTTATTGTATCTATCCTTAATATGTGTAAGAACTATTTTTTCATCAAACTCAGGTGCTGATTGGGCGACCTCTGCTGCCGGCTCTTGAGAGGCAGCTGCCTGTTGATGTTCCTCTTCGTGCTTGGCCAGAAGCGATGCCTCTACCTCTTGCACTGATTTTTCTTCGTGCGGGACTTCCCTTACAGTTGTAAATTCCATATTATATTTAATTTGCGTACAAAGTTATGATAACATTTGATTAACTCCTAACGTGGCTCAAAAGATGATAAAGAAAACCCATCAAGTGAATCCTCGGTTGACTCAAAGTCTGTAGGAGGTAGATCCTTCTTGCGTTGCTCAATCAACTTTGATTGCTGTGTTGCCTGGATCTTTGTTCTGTTATCTTTTGCATCCTCCTTCATCTTATCACGCTTGTCCTGAAGACCTGTCTCTGCGCCCTTTAGCTGCATATTGAACTCAAACTCTTTTGTCATTAACTGTAGTTTAAGCTCTGCCTCTGCCTTCATCTTATCCATATCAAACTGATGTTGGGACTGCATTACCTGCATCTTTACCTGAGCCTCTGCCTGTGTAGCCTGGGCCTTAGCCTGTGAAGCCGCCTGAGTTGACTGGACATTGCTTTGTGTTTGCATATCCATCTTCTGCTTCTCCTCTTCCATTCGCTGCTTGTCTCTGTCCTTACGCTTCTTCTTCAGCAACTCATTAGCCAGCTTGATGTTCTTCATCTCTCGGATATCAATAGCGTCCTCAAGATTGATCTGGCCTCCCTTGAGAGCCATCTGAATGTTCTGCTCAAGTATAGCCTTCTCCTCCTCGTCAGGTGCAACGTCAATGAATATCCCAAAGTCGTGTAGGTATAGGTGCTTGATATCCTCAAGTGTAGCCACACTATATTTACCTATCTGCATAGATAGCTCTTCCTTGAACTCAGAGTACTCCAACACGTCTGCGATACGACACGATAACGCCTCTGCCATACGCTTGGTGATAAACAGGCTGGCCTGTAAGATATGTCTTGTGGCGGTGTTTGAATTTGCCGCAGCTAGCTTCTGAACGCCTACTAATGCGTTGGCATCAGGTGTCGATCCGTCACGAGCCTCGTTGAGACCGGTGACATCACGTATCATACTTAAATAATGATTATACGTATTGGCCAGGCTGCCTATCTTGTCCTGGCCGCTGTTAGCTGTAAGCTGTTGGATAGGTATCTTGGCGTGGTTGAACTCGCCGTCCTGCGTATAGCTTCGACCGATGACGCTACCTGTCTGGAAGTATAATCTAAGTGCATCCTCCGGGTTATATGCGGCACCTGTTCCTAGGTCTACCTCGTTGATACCGTCTGCGTCCAAGAACACACCGTCCGGCACCATCTTAGACAAGACCTGCTGGAGTTTTAGGTGTGTCAATTGGATAAGATCGGCAAACGTAATCATACGTCTTACCAATGACTCTATTCCGCCCTTGTATAGTCTAGGAGCACAGAACACGTAGTTCGATAATGCATACTGAGAGGCAGACTGAGGGCGAACCATGTTCTTTGCCATCTCCCACTTCAACAGATACGAACTACCCATCACCATTATGCCTTCGTACCACACATCGATACGTCTATCTATCCTTTCAAAGTTATCGTTTTGCTCAGGGTTAAAGTTTTCGTCCTTACGGATTACCTTCTCCATCCCATTGTCTAATTTCTTTTTCTTGTAGACAAATTTCTTGTCTGTCTTATAGTTGAAGTACAGAAGTGTGACCACATCCCTTTGGAATAGATCGTTTCTGTATGTTCTCATTACGCCGTAGTAGTCATACCAAGCAGATCCTAGGTTTGATATCTCGTTGAGCTCGTCCTTTGTAAGATCTGGCTTTATTTTATACAGCTCAGATATTGGTACTTGCTTCACCTCCCCCCAATAGAACACGTCATCGAATGTAGGAGACTCGGTGTATGAGTACACGACATTGGCCGGGTCAACATAATCAATCTTGATACCTGAGTTAGGGTAGAACATATGTCTGCACCCTCCGACACCAAGTACCGTTAGGTCATAGTCTACCTGCTTCTTTACTAGATCGTATTTGTTCTGCTGCATCACCGTATCGATGGCAACCTCCTCGGCTATCTCAATACTCGGCTTGTAGTTGAGCTGCATATACAGGTTCAACTCTTGCTTGTTCTCTGGTAATTGGTCTGGAGGTATGTCAAATGCATCTACGCCAAAGTTTTGCTTGATCGACATCAGCGCATCCTTTGCGTACATATTAGCCTCGACCATATCCTGGAAGGCGTTCTTTTTTTCTGCAGACATTATGTCTAC